TGAATGATGAGGCGTTACCGCAAATCCCGCGCATCCTGTTTCGTCAAGAGACCTGGATGGAATTGATGTGCATCAATTGCGGCGCGCAATGGTTAATGCCTGACGAATGGGAACAGCGTTCTATAGGCCAAGCGATTGCGGTTTATTGCCCGGTTTGCGGGATTCGACATGCGTTGACAAAAAAATGAGCGATCCAACAAGTTTATGGGAATTCATGAATGCCAGTTGGCGCGATCATGTGGTGGTTTTTGGAATCTCAACCTGGGCCGGAATTGTAAGTCATCTTCATCGGCGGTTGAGTCATAAAGGAGCCAAGCTGTCGGTGGTGATTTTCGCCGCCGATGTTTGTATGTCAGGGCTTGCGGGGATGCTGATGTTCTGGATGTGCTACGCCGCCGGGGTTGATCCGATTGTCACCGCGATTGGCGCGGGGATCGCCGGGCATAGCGCACCGAGAACTCTATGGTTGATTGAGCGGCGGTTTTTCCAAGGGGCAGGGTTGTTGGATGACTAGGAACACCTTCTGTTCCCGGGTCTATTTTGCCATCGTTGAATGCGCTATTTTGGCGCTGGCGGTTGTTCTGCTGTACTGGTATGCGCAGTCGCTTCAACCCGTCATTGATTTTATCGAACCGCCCGGTTATCGGGTTTTAGAAGTGGGGATTGATTACGTTGAAGTGCAATGGCAAAAAGCGGCGCTGGTCACTGATTGTCCGGGCCGGGTGGAACCGACCATTCTTGGCGAGGCCGCCACACATTTCATGGAACCCTATCCGTTTATTGTTGAGCGGGCGCGAAGGACATTTGTTCGCCGGTATTCTATCCCGCATTATTTTCCGAGTGGTTTTTATACCCTGCGCATTAAAATGGTCAGCACTTGCAACCCCTTGTTTGATGGCATTCAAATCATCCGGGTGCCCTTCAAGTTTGAGAGATTATGGCAAGATACGGAAGAACGCGCTGAAGCCTCGCGTCGCGTTCATGAAGCCATGCACCTGAAGTCTATGCCATGAGTTACGACGCGATGGCGGCCCGTGCCGCCGCACTCATTACACGCAAGGGCGGTGCATTTGTTTGGCGGCAGACGACGCCGGGAACGCTTGACCCCATTACGGATACGATGACGGGCGGGGCAACAACCGAGACGACGATTCGGGCGGCGCTGCTGCCGCCGGGAACCAGCCGGGATTTTGAGCCGGGCGCGCTGATCGGGCGGAATATTGTCGAGGCGTGGATCGCGGCGGATGTGGCGTTGACGCCGCAACCGGGCGATATCCTGGTAGCGGGCGGCCATGAATGGACGGCGCTGACGATCACCGAATATGCCCCGGACGGCGGCGTGGTCATCGCATGGAAGGCTTACCTGGAGCGTTGATGGCCGGCGCGTTGAGCCAAAAAGCCGCAAGGTCTAGGAAATCGCAAGGGTTGGCCGCCGCTAAGTGTTTGATTATCGCAAGGTGTCTATACTAACCTAACTACTTTAGAAGAGTATATATAGAGAGAGAGCGATGGTGGGTATACAACACAACGCTCTAGGAAGTTTGAAAGTTGCACGGACTTGGCGGACAGGTTGGCAGGTCTTTGAAAAGTAAAGGCTCGTTGAGATTTCAACAGTGGACAGCAGGGCGTTTGGCCTAACCCCGGCGGCCCGCAACGCACCATTGGAGGCAATATGGGCGGATTTTCAGCCGATATTTCGGCTTGGGTCAAGAAGGCCGGCGATAAGTCCGACGCCTTTTGCCGTATTTTCTGTTCGGAGGTTGCTGAACGAGTCGTGATGCGAACTCCACGCGATACAGGTTTTGCTTGTGCGGGCTGGCAGGCGGCGATTAACGGCCAGGGCGGGGGTAGCGGCAGCCTTGACCCTTCCGGGGGCGAAACGGTCGCCCGGGTGGCCTTGACGGCGGCCCAGGTGCGGGCGGGAGATACCTTCGTCATGCAGAACAACGTCCGCTATATTCGGATGCTGGAACATGGATGGAGTAACCAAGCCCCAAACGGCATGGTCAGCCTGACGGTCGCGGAAGCGCCGCAGATTGCGCAGCAGGTTTTGTCGATGGTGAAACAATTGCCATGATGATTGCCCGGGCAGCCTTACGGACGCAGTTGTTGACGGTCGCTGGCTTACTACCGCCGGTGGCTTGGCAGAATCGAGGCTTTACGCCGCCGTCGCCGCCGGCGCTGTGGATCAAGGAAAACCTGATGCCCGCCACCGAGGCGTTGTCCAGTTTCGGCTCGGAAGGCAACAACGGGCTGGTGCGCGAGGACGGGCTTTACCAGTTGATGGTCTTTGCGCCGGCTCAGGACGGCACCACGGCGGCGGAAACGCTGGCAGAGGTGTTGAGGGATACCTTCAAGCCGGGAACCCGGATAACAGCCACTGAGGGCGTTATCGTGCGTTGTCAGTCAGCGGAAATCAAACCGCCGATGTCCGACGCGACCTGGTACAGTTTACCAATTGAAATTCGTTATTATTTGTTTCGCGAAAACTAAGTAGGAGTAGAGCATCATGGCATTGGCCTCAGGCAGTAACGTCGGCTTGACATATACCGGCGAAGTTACACACGGCGTGACCCCGGTCACCCCGACCATGAAAGAATTGCGGGTCACCGGACGCAATATCAACCTCACCCGGGCCACGCTCACCTCCAATGAGCGACGCAATGACCGGCAGATTGCCGACTTGCGGCACGGCTTCAATCAGTTGGGCGGCAGCCTCGGCTTTGAGTTGTCGATTGAAGCCTTTGACGACCTGTTGGAAGGCGCAATGGGCGGCACTTGGGCGGTGGCGGCCACGACCGGCTCGGTCTCGCTGGCCACCAATGCGACCGGCAACAAGGTCACACGGTCGACCGGTTCGTTCCTGACGGACGGCTTTATGGTCGGCGATGTGGTCACCCTGTCGGGCTTTGCGACGCCGGGCAACAACGGCGAAACCCAAGTGATCGGGGTTTCCGCGCTGGAACTGACCGTCATCAAGACCCTGGTGACGGACGTTTCCGCCGCCGCCCGCACCGTGGCTGCGACCGGGAAAAAGCTGAAGATTGGCCAGACGCTGAAAACCTATACGATGGAACGGCGCTTTGTCGATATCGCGCAGTATCAGGTGTTCAAGGGCGTCGCCATTAACCAGATGAGTTTCAATGTCCAGCCGGATCAAATCATCGGCGGCTCGTTCGATATCATTGGTATGTCATCGGAAGGCTTTAGCGGAACGTCGCTGGATGATACCCCGACCGCCGCACCGTCCTTTTCGCCGTTTGATGCGTTCACCGCGAATGTTTACATCAACGGCGGGATCAATACGGTGGTCACCGGCTTCTCGTTCAGTATGGCCAATGGGCGCTCGGTTAACCCGGTGGTGGGTTCCAAGTTCAGCCCGGACGTTTTCGAGGGCACTTGCCAAATCACCGGCCAGTTGTCGGCGTACCTGGAAAGCGCCGATTTTTACAACTACTTCTATGACGAAACGGAGGTTTCTCTGTTCGCCAAGTTCCCTGATCCGGGCGGCACGGACTTCATCGTGTTGCAGCTTCCGCGCATCAAGTTGAGTTCCGGCGATATTGACCCGCAGCAGCAGGGGCCGATTGTCGTGCAGTACAACTTCCAGGCGCTGGTGGATTCCGATAGCGGCACCAGCGTCGCGTTCCAGCGCAGCAACGTCTAAAAATAACGGTGCGCTATGACGAATCGTAGCGCGCCGTGATATTCTTTCTGTTTTACGGGGTTCCCAGGTATCTCGCCTGGGTTTTTTCCCACTTGCGAGGTAAAAATAACGTGGTTGATTTCGACTTAGCAGGACTTGATAGTAAAGCCGGTTGCGACGCCGGGGCCGAACTCCAGATTTTCAACCTGGACGGCAGCGTCCGGCGCGATAAGGACGGCAACCCGGTCGCAATTACCGTATTAGGTGTTGATTCGGAGGTGTACCGCAAGGCGCAACGCCGGTCAACCAACAAGCGGTTTGCCCGACGCAATCCCACCAAGATTACCGCTGAAGAACTGGACGCCGAGGCGCTGGACTTGTTGGCAGCATGCACTATTTCGTGGAAGGGCATCAACGACAAGGCCGGCAACCCGGTGCCCTGCAACAACGGCAACGCCCGCGCCCTCTATGAGCAAGCGCCGGAAGT